CACAAGAAGAAAAGCCTTCATCTCCTCCAGGATTGGCTCTTCCAGCAAAGCCGGTAGAGCAGCCAGCTCAAGAAGTCAGCGCTCCCGCCACGAAGGACGAGTCACGGGATAAGTACGGTTTTAAGGACCATTCACCCGATCTTTCTCCGGTGATGCCAGTTCCGCGCGAGGAGATTTTCCATGATCATTTGCCGTTTGGAGGCCACGAGAACAAGCCCGGCGGAGCCAGGTTTTGGTCGAACACAAGGAGTGAGTGTTTCGAAAGGGTCGGAACGCCACCTATGTGGTCCAATTGTGCAGAAGACACGGATCCTCCTTCCGAGATGGGGAAGTGTTGCGTCCCTCAGCGCCACATGACTCGCGAGGAATGCAACGCCTTTTATCATTGGATGAAGACAGGCGATTGGGGTAGTTTGCAGCGGTTTCGCGGCGTCGGCGCCCAGAATTTGCTGCGCATGGCACAGGCTGCCCCTTACAAGTCGTACTTGGAAGCCGGTGATGCAGTGTTTTGGAAGAACACAGAACAGGTCCGGAAAGGCAACAGGTTCAACAACGCCAAGGGCGATGTCCACGCTTTCCGCATTGGCTCTTGCGCCCGGGGGTTCCAGAAGGGTAAAACTTCGAAGAAAGTTTCGAAGGCGTTTGCAGAGCACCTCCGCGGCCGTTTATGGCACGGACGCGACTTGGGAGAGGACGTGCTTGAGTACGTTCTCCCCCCATCCGGGCCCGACGCCATCAAAGAGTCATTCAAGGCTCAATGCGAGCGCCAGAGCCCTGGCGATTGGGACAAGCTTCGCGAGCTGCCGGATTTTGGCGAGAAAATGCGTGAGTACTGTGACAAGTACCCAGCTACGCAGCCCACTACAAGGAATACGATTGCCGCTTTGATCGATACATATCTTGATTCGATGGACACGACAAAGTCGGCGGGCTGGAGTGCAAGGTTTAAGTCAGGTTCTAAGGGCGCCTGGTCCCGATTGGAAAAGGACCGTGCTCTGCTCCTCTACCTTGTACAAATGCGGTTGGCCTTGAGGGTTGCCGAAGGGGACAACATTCATCATCTTCCGGCTGAGGAGATGGTGCGCCTTGGGCTTAACGACCCTCGGGAAATGTTTACCAAGCTCGAAGCCCACGACGCCAAGAAGGCCAAGACCAAGCGTTGGCGCTTGATTTGGGTCGTCAGCATGTTGGATTCGGTCTGCCAAGATGTACTACATCGTGCGCAGAACAAAGCCGACATCTTGGCGTATACGGCTGGGGCGATGGACGTCCAAGCAGTTGGGATCGGACACCACGATGAAGGCATCCGCCGCGTCGGTGAGGTGTTTGACCGGATGACCGGCGGCGAGCAGTGGATGGTTTGCAGCGACGCGAGCGGGTGGGATATGTCCGTTTGCCGCGATGCAATCTATTTTGACGCCGAGCGTCGCATATCCCGTCAGACAGAACACCACGAGGTTTTCGCGAACCTTATGTGGGCTGAGGCGGCGTGCAACTCAGCACACGTGGTGGTCATCGGCACCACATTGTGGGTGTTCGAACACTTTGGGATCACAGCCAGTGGCATTCCATCAACTTCGGCCCAGAATTCTCCAATTCGTGGGTTTACGTTGTATGTGACTGGCGCTGGCGAGCTCGTGGTTGTCGGTGACGACGAAGTTCACGTCGGCGACGTCGATTGGGTCCTTTTGGCTTCGACCGGGGTGATCACGAGGGTTCTCCTTCGCGGTGCGGTCCCTACGGGCCTGTTGAGTTTACGTCCCACATCTACAGCAAGGATCTTGCAACAGGTGGGTGGACGGCGACTTTTAACAACCTTGCCAAAATGCTTGCTCACCTTGACCTCCGCAGGGTCGAGGGTGAAGCGCCTGCCAGCGACATGGTCAATGGCATGCGGCATGCCCTTCGCCACTCCCCAGAGGCAGACGAGATCTTTTGCGGTGTCTGCGACAAGATGGGTTGGTCCATCGGCCAGCCCGAGGACATTCGCTGGGAGTGAGCCAAGGCGCCACGCGTGTGGTTAAGTCCCCCACACCTTCCGCCAAGGGGCACCAAACAGTAGTTTGGATTGTATGGAGTTGCCCATATATATACTTATAATATTTCTTGTAGTTCGTCTTTATATTGTTGTTGTGAAGACATAGCTACCGAACATGGACGCGCAGTTTACCAAGAAACAGCAGAACGCTCTCAAGAGAGCTAAGACGGCTGCTGAGCGTGAGGGCTTGAAGAAGCTCTACCTTTCACAGAAAACTGCCGCGTTTGCGGGGAGCGCACCCCGCAAGCCCAAGGCGAAGGCGAGCCCGGCCCGGGTCGGCAAGCGCCATTTGCCTTTCTTCTTGGATCCCATGTGTCCGCACCCCGTCCCTTCTTTGGCTTCAGACGGTAAAGCTCTTGATTACACCGGCTTGGTGTCGTCTGACTTTACTGTGGATACCACCAACACTACTTTGTTGTTTGTGACGAACACCGGCAACTCCGGTACTGTCGCCTTTTCTTTCAAGGTTGACAGCGCCGGAGGTTTCGTCACAGGTTCCAATGTGGTCCACACCATCCCCACTTTGTCTCTGTCTGACAAGGAGGGTGGTCCGTCTGCCACTCGCGCGATGAAGCTCGGCGTGACGGTCGTCAATTGTTCTAACAATTACAAAGTGGGGGGCCGCGTGACTTATATTAATTCTTCGCAGCGGCTTCCCGCTCGTTTGACGAACCAGTCCACCGAGTATTCTTCAATCATCACCGCGATCAAGACGTCTCCTTACAGGAAGCGGATTAATGGGAAGGAGCTTATGGACCCAAAGCAGCTTATCACTTATCCAGTTGACAATTCCGAGTACAACAGGTTTAGGGAGTTTGAGGGTGCTTTAGATTCCAACGAGTTCCTCTCCCATATCGTTTCCGGAGGAGATGGCGTCGTCACTACTGACACCGCGGTCAAGCCACGGCCGATGTCTATCGTAGCCTGGGTGTTTGAGCCGGCTTCTGATGTGCAGGATTATTCCTTCACTGTACGTTCCAGCTATTACACCCGCTGGCCTTTGACTTCGGTGCCCGGCCAGTCTATGAAGCCGGTGCCAACTGCGCCAGCCAGCGTGGTTAATCATGTTCGCGATGTGGCTGAGTCCCACGCCTCTGATCTATTGGAGGTTGCGGGCGGAGGCCTTTCGATTGCTCTCGCCCCGCGCATCGCCAGCGCCGCTCGGGCTGCTGGCTCCTATCTTGGAGCCGCCGCCCAGCGGCTCGTGGGCGCGGGAGCCATTGGAGATGGGGCAGCTGGGGGTGCGTTAGGTATGGAGCTAGGAGGAATGGAGGCCGCAGCCGTCCCCCTTCTGGCTTTGGCTTAGCATTCTTTACACGACAATTTCTCCTTAGGAGCAGCGACAACCAGTCAGCCGGCGTAACGCCCAGCAGCCAGTTGTGGCTCACGACCCGGACGCTGATGCGCTCAGGCACCGGGAAACGGAGCGGCGTGACTTGGGGTAGCTTTACTGCGCTCCAGGAGACATATCATATATAATATGTACTATCATACATATACGTAGTGTGTGTGGTGTGTGTCAACAAAACAACTAAAATGTACCCAGATGGTTGAGGGGGTGTGCCCTCCTCGCCACCTGAAGATAGGTCCCAAAATGCCGTAGGTGAAGGCTACCTATTGCTCGAAGTGAGCTCAGTGGTTAAAGACTCCAG